CGGAAATAATATCTATTACTAATCATCATAATTAGTTTTATTTATTATAACTGGTAAACCTTTGCAAGTCTACCTTTCCTAGTGGTGAAGAGTTCATAATCCAATGAACTTGTCACTATCTATGTTAGCCGTATTATAGAAGGCTAGGAGGACCTGACATTGACTCTGATACCGGAGTAGCGAGATTTATTAAATCTCCTACACTAGGATCAGGGGGATCAATATAAGATCCTGAAAGCAGGATATAAGCTCCCAGTAGACTTAAAACACCTACTGCAGCTAATTTTGCTACAGCATAAATGTCAAAGTCTGACTCTAGAGAATTCTGTAAAGAACTCTCTGGCGTAGGAGCTACCGGGGAATTACCCGATATATCTCCTACTACCTCTATAAACGGTTCAATCGAAGAAGCGTTTAGCGCCTCTCCAGATTTCAGCATATAGATTAAGACGGAAGCAAAGATTGCACCTGAAAAGAAATCTAAGTATCTATTGAATACTGATTTAGAAATAAACCAGTAATCTCTACTACCTAGTGATAAACCAGACACTTTCATGTCTGGCACAAATGTTTCACCATTGAATGTACCTGTAATAGGCACATACTCTGATGTACAATTGTTTACTATCATCTTAACTAGTGCAGCCTCTGCAAGAGTTTTACTCTTTGAATTCTTCATTGAGAACATGTTCTTAGTGACCATATATTTTCCTAATCCTTCATTAAGGATTAAGTTAAAATCTGGTCCGATCTCAGGATCATAGACCCATGACTTCAATAAGAAATCAGTAGCCTTATCCGTGAGAGCGTTTAACACCTTAACGATTGGAGTCGAAACCGACATGCAAGTGCTAATGGTCATTTCAAGGAATGAAATAATTCCTGTCGGCTGACCCGCCCAAGCTGTTTCAATGTACTTGTCGACTTGTTCGTTCAATAATCTATTGAATTCGTACATATCGACTTGAAACTTTGAAAGGTCCTTTTCAGCAAGATTCATCTTAGCCTTTAGCAGCAACGTATTAATAGTCGTCTGTGTATCTAAATAAAATTGATACAGCCAAGATGGATGAATAGTTTTAAAGCTTACGATACAATCGATAAGTTTCAAACCTAATTCTTTAGATAGAATATCATCTTCGTAAGAAGATTTTAATCTAACTAACTTGTCGAAAAGGGAATGAAGTTTGTATGTTCGGTCAAAGTGTTCAGAAATGAAACCTTTTCCTCGCATACATTCTTCAAGCCCCCGGACCAGGGTTCGGACTGCTTCGTCGCTAGATGCTTTCCACCCATGCGACTCTTGATTCATTAGGTAGACTACAAGTAAAGAATATTTCTTCCAAACTTGTAAATATCCACCTAAAGAAAATCCTGTTATTTCTTTTCCTTTATAAAACCATCTCTTAGCAAATTCATATATATCTTTCGATGTATGTGTTTTTGCCGGAGAGAATGGCATATCAAGGATTTGAAGTAACAGTTTATATTGAGTCGCTACTACATCGTTCGCTATCACAATATCGTCTCCCAAAAGAGCATAATCTTTAAAGTGCCGGAAACCGGCTCTTAAAGCAGCTATTTGGACGATGATATGATGTGTTAACGCCATTGTAGGCCAAGAAGAATAGGCACCCATCGGTTGACCAGCTTCATATTTTAAACTAAGTTCGACATTCTTGTCAAACGCAGTAAAAGAATATGAGGTCAAAATCGATGCCCAAGCTTCCGCTTTAGCAACATTACCGAATAAAATTCCTATAACTCTCTTTTGGAGAGCTAAAGGCATTCTATCGGTAGCTGCTGTTAAATCGACAGAGTGATAAGTAACATCTTCTCCCTGAGGAAGTAAAGAGTAGAACTTTCCTTGATTAAAGGTACAATCCATTGGAATTCTTGCAAGAAACTTGTTCAGTTTCACATGCAGAGAATACAATGAAGTTTGTGACCAATAATCTAAAAGTCCAACTACTCTTGTCTTTCCTTCCTTGTCGGCAAAGTAAGAAATCTTTCTGAATATTTCCTTCTTGATACTTTTTGGAAAGAATTCTCTCCAAATATCAGCAGGACGTCTCCAGTGCAGAATGTCTAGTTTATCTAATGATGACTCAATGTGAGAACCCAGCTTCTTTCCTCCTATTAAAATTATTTTATTTAATAGTTCTTGAGGAATAAAGGTAAGTTCTGACAAAGCCCCCATTAGAGCTGGACCTGCAGGACCACGCTTAACAGTAATGTGAAAGCTATCAAATTCCGGAAAATTTCCATATTCACTTAAGTCATCGACTTCAGTGGAAATAGATTTATTCCATTTGTTAGGATAAAGAGGATCTTTAAACACTGGGACTTTTAACAGTCTCAATGCATATCGAATTTCTTTATCAGATATATTATCGACCTTAGCTAAAGATGGTCTAGTGATAACATCCGTATCGAGTACCTTAGATGTTTTCAGATATCTTGTAGATATAAGAATTGACATTAAGATTCGCATATGGAAGTCATCCTTATTTGCTTCTATAACTGGAATCCAGTCCTTTAACCAGACTGGGAATCCAGAAGTAGTAATAGCAACTAAGTTAGATTTTTCTAAAGCTTCTCCACTTATGTATCGGAGAACAAGATTTCTTGTTTCCTTTACATATTGGATAAGGAAGGGTATACCTCTCTTTGCAACACCGTTAAGATGATCAAAAGCTCTTACTACCAACTGTCTAATCAATGACTGCTCATGGATTACGAACACGGTTACTAATACTAAAACCATATCAGAAGTTTTGTTAAAGAAACTTCCTGTGGTCCAAGCCTTAACCTTAGGCTGGAACTTAACTTCTTTAATAAAAGCTAATACTTTCTTAATAAATAACTTTTCAGATTTTCTCTGAGAAGCTTTATTTCGATTAATATTAGATAATAAAATAAGAAGAAGAGCTTTTAGTATTGTTGTCGCGTTCATTTTCATGTTTGTAGCTTTATTTGATTAGATAAAGGTACAGAAGGTCAAACTCGCACTCTTAGTTAGGTTGGGCTGCTAACCCGTTAACTAATGATGACGCGACTCATCGGAGATCTAGAGTCGTACCTTCCACACTGTGTTAGGTCACAACCCTCCTGTTTGAGATAAACTATATTACTATAATTTACTCGAACCTGATCCGATGATAGCCACCATGTTAGAAACGTATTCTAAGGGGGGTAGATATCAACCCAGATATCCAGGAATATCTAGTACGGATGTTTTCCAAGGACGTAAATTTCCT